AAGAAGCTAGTATAAAAGTTGCTAGACTTTTCAAACCCGGAAAAGCTCGTATCGTTACACTTCCTAACGGTTGGAAAGACCCTAACGATATGCTAAGAAACAACAAGCACAAAGAGTTTGTTGAATCCTGGTGGGCTTCTAAAGTTTATACTCCATCTGGGGTTATAAATGTATCGGAGCAACGTGAGAAATTCCATAATCGTGAGAAGAAACAAAGTGTACCTTATCCTTATGAAGGACTGAACAAGAAATTGTATGGTCTTAGACAAGGAGAACTGGTCACCCTTACAGGTGGTACAGGGCTTGGTAAGTCCAGTGTCACAAGAGAACTTGAACATCATCTCATTAAAAGCACTAACGACAACGTAGGTATCATAGCCTTAGAAGAAGATTGGAGACGTACCATTGATGGTATCTTATCCATTGAAGCTAACGCTAGACTTTACGTTGACCAAGAACGTGAGAAGTTTTCTAAAGAAGAATTGGATAAAATGTTTGACATGCTTTATGACGGTGAGAATCGTAATAGAGTATGGGTACACTCCCACTTTGGTACCAATGACATTGACGATATCTTTACTAAGCTTCGCTTTATGATTATTGGATGTGACTGTAAGTGGGTGGTCGTTGACCATCTACACATGCTAGTCAGTGCAGTGCATGAAGGAGATGAAAGGAGAGCAATTGATACTATCATGACTAGGCTGAGAAGTTTAGTAGAAGAAACAGGTGCCGGAATCGTTTTGGTTTCCCACTTGAGGCGTGTTGATGGTAACAAGGGACATGAGAACGGGATAGAAGTATCTCTATCTCATCTTAGAGGTTCTAATAGTATTGGACAACTTAGTGATTGTGTGATAGCATTAGAACGTAACCAACAGTCAGATGACCCTGATGAAGCTAGGACAACTAGGTTAAGAGTTCTTAAATCTAGATATACCGGTGATGTAGGGATGGCATGTAGAGTAATCTATGATGCTGAAACTGGCAGACTATCTGAACTAACAGATGAGGACATAACCTTTGATGCAAGTTTGGATGAGGCATTTTAATGGACTTAGTATTTGACATAGAAACAGATGACTTAAAAGCAACTCTGGTACACTGTATCGTTGCTCAAGACATGGACACTGGGGAGATATTTAAATTCCCACCAGATAAATTGTCTGAAGGTTATGAACTGTTGACTAAGGCAGATACTTTAATAGGACATAACATCATTGGATTTGACATACCTATGGTAGAGAAGTTCGGTGGTGTTGACTTGTCGCACATACCAGTCATTGATACTCTTGTATTATCAAGACTGTTCAACCCTAACAGAGAAGGCGGACATAGCCTTGAGAAGTGGGGATATAAATTAGGATATCATAAGATAGATTTCTCAGACTATCTTAACTACTCTAAAGAGATGATGGACTATTGTGTTAGAGATGTACAACTCAACGCTGTAGTGTTAAAGAAACTTAGAGAAGAGAGTAAAGGATTCTCCAAACAATGTATAGCTATTGAACAAGGTGTAGCTAGGATAATGAAACAACAAGAAGTAAATGGTTTCAAGTTTGATTTACAATCAGCAGTGTTATTACTTGCTGAACTTAGAGAAAAGAAACAAGTTATTGAAGATGAAGTTCATAATACATTTAAACCTAAATGGGTAGATGATAAATTAGTTACCCCTTACATTAAGAAAGACGGAGACTTATCTAAGCGTGGACTTACAGATGATGAGTACAAGAGATGTATAGATACTAATAACTTTAAACCTTTTATGAGACAAACACTACAAGTCTTTAATCTTGGTAGTCGTAAACAGATAGGAGAATATCTTATTGACTTTGGTTGGAAGCCTGAAAGGTTTACACCTACAGGTCAACCTATAGTAGATGAGAAAACTCTATCAGCAATCACACACATACACGAAGCTAAACTTATAGCAGACTTCTTACTACTTCAAAAGCGTATAGCTCAAGTTGATTCTTGGGTTGAAGGAGTACAAGAAGATGGTAGAGTACATGGCTTTGTAATACCTAACGGTGCTATCACAGGAAGAATGACACACAGGAATCCTAACATGGCACAAGTACCGGCAATCTATAGCCCATATGGAAAAGAATGTAGAGCATGTTGGACTGTAGAAGAAGGTAATGTTTTAATCGGAGTTGATGCTTCTGGTCTTGAGATTAGAATGTTAGCTCACTACATGAATGACGAGGAGTACACAAATGAAATTCTCAATGGAGACATACACACCGCTAATCAAAAACTTGCACAGCTTGAATCAAGAGATAAGGCAAAGACATTCATCTATGCACTCATGTACGGAGCCGGAGATGAAAAACTTGGAAGCGTGGTTGGAGGAAGTACATCAGACGGTAAAAGAGCTAGACAATATTTCTTTGATAATAAACCTACATTTAAATCTCTTAGAGACAGAGTACAAAGAGCATCAGCAAAAAATTATCTCAAGGGGTTAGATGGTAGAAAGCTATATGTTCGTAACCAACATTCAGCATTGAACACTTTACTACAAGGTGCGGGTGCTATCGTAATGAAACAGGGACTGGTTCTACTAGATGATGTACTAAGACTGAACGCTATGGAATATAAGTTCGTAGCTAACATACATGATGAGTGGCAGATAGAAGTTCCTAAGTGTCACGCTGATAAGGTAGGACAGTTAGCTGTAGAGAGTATAGTAAAAGCCGGAACACATTTTAATCTTCGTTGTCCGTTGGATGGCGAATACAAGATAGGAGCAAACTGGAGTGAAACCCATTAAATGTACTTGTGATGAAGACAGTGGGATAATTGAATTATTTAATGAAACATGGGAAGTTTTTTTTATTCCTTCAACTTATAATTGCGGAACAACAGTAAGAGTATGTGCAGATACTTGTTTCGAGACAGAGCATTGGTCTCATAGAGAAGATGGACAACATGATGATGAATATGTTATATGTCATTACTGTGCTTTAAAATTAAAACTTAATGTCCCACACATTGTTGAATATGACAAAGGAGTAAAATGGTATGAAACCAAATAAAGAAGATAGAAAGAAATTTGATATTGATTTAGAGTACGGAGAGATAAGAGAAGATAAAATAAAAGACATGCTAACTGGTAAGAAGATAGAAGTTAAATCAGAGAAAGGTATGTGGATGAAGACAGGTAACATATGTATAGAGTATGAGTCTTGGAATAAACCATCAGGAATTAGAGCAACAGAATCAGACTATTGGTTTCATAACTTATGTGTAGGAGACAACGAGTTCTGCACTCTTGTATTTAAAACAGATGTACTTAGAACTATTGTTGATGACCTTGATAGTTTTAAAACTGTATGTGGTGGAGACCATAACGCTAGTAGAATGTTCTTAGTTAATCTACAAAAACTATTCTCTTCAGATGTCATCAAAGCATTTAAGGAGACTGAAGATGAAAAAAAATAAGAAAACACTTGACACATTAGTAGAAGATATATATAATGAATTATCGGCACTAGGAAAAGGCGAACATCTAAACATAGATGAAGAGTCAATAGAACAGTTTGGAGAGTCAATGAAAGAGATTCTCTATGAGTGGTCACACCCTAGCCCTCGTGGTAAACCTAGCTTAAGAATGTCTAACATAGGTAAACAACCTAGACAATTATGGTACGAGATGAACTCTAAATCTGATAACACAGAGGTTATTTCTCCACCTACTTTTATTAAGTTTTTATACGGACACTTACTTGAAGAGATAGTTTTATTTCTTGTTAAGTTATCTGGACATGAGGTTACTAGCGAACAGAAAGAGATAACAGTTTCTGGAATCAAAGGACACATGGACTGTGTTATTGATGGAGAAGTTGTTGATGTTAAGACTGCTTCTAACTATGCCTTTAAGAAGTTTAAAGATGGGACTCTAGCAGAGGATGACCCTTTCGGGTACATGGCTCAACTTGCCGGATACGAATCAGCAGAAGGAACTACTCATGGTGGATTCCTTGCACTGAACAAAGAGTCTGGTGAGTTGGCTATGTTTAAACCTGATAACTTTGATAAGCCTAATATTAAAAAGAAAATAACTAATATTAAAAAGGCTGTTAAGTTAGCTACACCACCAGAGAAATGTTATGATGATGAACCGGATGGTAAGTCTGGTAACATGAAACTTGCAAGAGGTTGTACTTGGTGTAGGTTTAAACATGATTGTCATAAAGATGCTAACGATGGTAAAGGGTTAAGGGTGTTTAAATATTCAACAGGATATAGATACCTAACTCAAGTACCTAAAGTTCCTAATGTTATAGAGGTAACACAGATATGAACGGTAGAAAAGCTAAGAGATTAAGACGTAGAGGAGAAGAGTTACTTATCAATTGGATAAGAACAATGGTTCCAGATGGAGAAGATACTAAGAAGATTAGTAAGAAAAACTTACATGAGTTTCTTCCAGAGCAAACACATATCTTTGCAAACAATAAGTTTATGTTAAGTGCTTATAGCCTGAGATGGTTTTATAAGAAAGTAAAACAGAATCCTAACTTTCATTTAGAAGAGTTAGATGCCTAGAAGAGTACCAAGAAAGCCTAGACCTAAGAAAGTAAATGTTCCCAAAGGCTACGATAGTTTATGGGAAGCAACACTACATGAGACTTTACTACAGGAATGGAAACATCATTGGGATAACATTCATTATGTTGTTAAGCATAAGTACGAGCCTGACTTTGTAAAGGTTATAGATGGTAAAACAATTTTACTAGAAGCTAAAGGTAGGTTCTGGGACTATGCAGAGTATAGTAAGTACATACATATACGAGAAGCTTTACCTAAAGGTTATGAGTTAGTGTTCTTGTTTCAGAAACCTTTCTCTCCAATGCCGGGTGCTAAAGTAAGAAAAGATAAAACAAAAAGAACTCATGCTGAATGGGCTGAGACAAACAACTTCACATGGTATAGTGAAGATACATTACCGGAGGAATGGAAAAGTGGAATACAAGTTTAGAGAAGATAAAATATTAAATGAGATAAAAGCTTACATAGGTAATACATATAGCCAACACTATGCTAACGGTAAGTATCAAGCTACTGATATAATATTAGATACAGGACATGGAGAAGGATTCTGTGTTGGAAACATTATGAAGTATGCTATGAGGTATGGAA